CTATGATAACCGCGCATTCAACATGGCTACCTGTTCGTCGTTCATGTCATCAATCCACATACCGTAAATTTCATACACCATCTGCGCAGTTTCATGCCCCATTTGGCTGGCTATAAATGCCGGGTTCGCTCCTGCCGTCAACAGCCAGCAGGCAAAAGTATGCCGCGTATGGTACGGATTACGGCGGCGAATACCAGCACGTTTTACTGCTGCATTCCACCTTGCCCCCAAACTGCTTACCGAGTAATAAGGTTTTTGTTTTCCGTTACACACCCTGGGCATGAAAACAAAATGCAGTTTTTGCTTTTCGGTTCTGCCGTACTCCCGATGATAAAAGGTGATTTCGCTTTTGCGATGATGCCCGGTCAGTTTGTATTGCTCCTTCAGTGCTTCAAGAGCAGGCTGCAGTAGTGTTACCGTCCGGATCCCCGCATTTGTTTTTGGGGGACCGAACATATCCAGTATCGTCAGGTTTCTTCTGACATTCACAACTCCCTTCTCGAAATCCACATCCTCCCACGCCAGAGCAGCCAGTTCCCCGTGACGAAGCCCGGAGTATACGGCAAATTTCCACAAGTTCTGGCTCTGTCCTTTTTCACTTTCCATTAATGCATTGAATTCTGTTTTAGATAACGGGTCAGGCTTTATTCTGTTTCTCTGTAATTTCTTTACTCCTTCAAATGGTTTGGTTGATATAAATCCCGACTGATACGCAAAACGTAACAACGAACAGAGCAGGGCGATATAGTTATCAACTGTGCGCACGGTTCTTCCTTTTTTGTTGGATCTTGGATTATCCAGGTAAAGCGTTTCTCCATGCAGCAGTTCATTCCGGTAGTTTAAGATATCGCTATAACGAATATGCGATATCGGAGTACTCTCACAAATTATTATCCTGAGTGTTTTTAATTGTGATTTCGTTTTCTTCATTGTGTTTGTTGTTAACTCTGTTTCTTTAATTTTTGTCCAGATATCACAAAGCTCCCCGAACGTTTTTATGACCCTCGTTGTCACCATTTTTGCCCCAGTGCTGGACTGGGGAAAACGTCTTAAATACTCAAACTCACCGGAATTGATTTCATGAACTATCAACGCTCTTAAATTCCCGGCTTTTTTAATGTTACTGTTAGTAACCTCCCAGCCTTTCAATGTTTCCCGACATCGTTTTCCTCGAAACATGAACCAGATGCGAATGTATTTACCTCGAATCTCGACACCTGTTGGTAATTTAGACATATCATGAGTCTTTGATAAACTGATTTATCTTTGGATAGTTATACCAGATAATCCCTCGCTTACTGTCTGGCTTCCCTAAAGGAGATACTCGTTTGAAGTGGAAGCCTTCCACCCAACAGTTCTGGCGGTATGCTTCAATTTGTCTGGCCCCCAGACCAGTGCGAAGCATCAGGCCGTATTCAACCATCCACTCTTCATTAAAGATTACTTGTGCCATCGCATCACCTCTGGCAGGCGCCAATGTTAGACTTAAATTGACGCCCGATGTTGATTATTAATAATCAGCTATGAAGTTTTAATTTGAATACAATGCAATTCACGAGGACTGAAGTTTCTCGCAATTAAAATTTATCAGTTTTACTTTCTGCTCTCTGGAAACGCCTGCTTCTTTTTTACCTGAGAGCATTTTTTCGCATTCTGATTTCGTTAGTTTAGATTTTGAATATCTTGTCCAGTTAGTAGGAGTGCCACCTTCCTTTTCAATAGTGGCGGTAATTTTATACATGAACACCTCCATTATTATTTCCAGTGGTTCGTTTATTTCATCGTTCGAGTGCTTCTTTTTCACTTCCACCATAACCGGTTCGGGATTCGCATCCGTTACACTTCGCTCGGTAATATCCTGAAATGGCTTTCACCGTTACTGATGGACAACCACAAAATGGACATGGTTTAACATTGTCATATCTCATAATTTTTCTCATAAAAATATTTCAAGTTGGCGGTGCATTACACCGCCAGGCTGAATTATTCCTCTGAATTATCGATTACACTGTATTCCCCGGTTAATACAGAGGAATCTGCAGGATCGATTGTCAGTGGTTCCTTTTCATCCATTGATACTGCACGCTGGATCTCAATTGATACGGGCAGATATTTGAACAGGCGACGAATAGCCGTTTTCTTTGCCATTTCTTCCCAGTGAGTTACCCACGGCCCGTTATTACCAGCTTTACTCTGGCTGCGCACCAGCTCAATCTGTTTGCGCGTCATAACTTCAAACTGAGTACCTCCGTCTTTCAGTCTTGCGACAGCATAGACGTGGGTAACAGGGGCATCTTCGTTTTCTCCTGGGCGGTGTATTAACTTTTCATCAAGGCCAAATTCGAAATTAAACTCGTCACCTTCACGGACAACACGGGCTGACAAGCTGGCGATTTGACCTGAACGGCGAGCCAGATCAATCATGCCTCGATAGCCAATGATTAGCTGAACGTTTTTTTTACCGCTCTTTTCGTTTTTATTACCAAAAGGCAGTAAATATGCATGACCGAGGGCGCTACCGGGCTCAAGTCCGAGCTGTGAACACTGTACGATTGCACTGACAAAACTCATAGTGTCACAGTTTCCTAACGCCGGAACTTTACGAATTTCTGTGGTGGCGATACGGATCATACGTTCAGCCGTCATATGGCGTGGAAGAGCTGCTGCCAGTTGCTCTTTCATTGATGGCTGGTTAATAAAACTAATCACGTCGTTATTTTTAATTGCTGCTGGTGCACGGTTTCCCTGAGTTTTTTGCAGATCGGCTTTTGCGATTGGTGGTTGCTTAGTCATTTGCATATTCCTTAGCCCAGCGGGGCAGTGATAACGTCTTAATAGCTGGCCATTCATCGGTATTGAGGCAGTCAGCCAGGGTTCGCAGATTGCGGTGATATTCCAGCTGACCTGCCAGTTTTGCTTCTTCGCCCATCATGAAAATTTCAACCGGATAACGTCCGCATTCAATAGTTGTGCTGGCAACCAGAAAAACGAAAGTTGGCTGCACTCCAAACTGTGCTTCATAACCGTCACTGTAGAATGCATCCTGAACGTGATAGCGGTAGTCGTAATAAGCGGTTTTGAATCGTTGAATATCCGCCGTAGTTTTCACGTCCATGATCCAGTGAAATTCAGGGATAATTTTGTCCGGACGGCACCGACACAAAATTGCTGTTTCAGGATCTTCCCAGTAAATTGATGATTCAGCGTGTCCGGCGCTTTCAACAAGCCATTGCCCCAGCGGCAAAGCCATAACGCTCTGATACATGAGTTCAATTTTCCGGCCTTCTTCGGCAGTGATAACCGTTTTTCCTGTGCTTGCGCATTCCCTCAGAAACGCTTTCTCTTCTTCTTTTCCGGAGTTTGTCCGGCGGTTAAATTCAGGTGCTACGATAAAGCGGTTACTGAATTCTTCCGGCTCAAGTACCCGGCAGTGGAAAGCGGTTCCTAAATCGAGCGTTTTTGTCTTTGTGGTGTCCACGGGGGCATTTTTACGCCACAAATACAGTGCCGGAGTATCAGCAATGTCATCGAGCTGAGACTTACTGACACCGGGACCCGCGTGGTAATTCTCATTCGAAATTCCGTAATAAATACCTGGCTCTATGTCTTCTACGATTACGGGATCTGCGACTTCGCCAGTTTCATCACTGCAATCGCGATGCGGATCGCTGCCAGCATTCTCATTGTGCGGATGTTCAGCGCCTTCCATTTCCTCCGGATCATTTTCCTTAGCTTCAACCTGACTCTCTTCATCGAATGTTTCCTGGTATGTTGCGTCGCCCATCACCGCACCACAGTCAGGGCAGTTATCCCCGCCAGTCTGGCCGCAGGCATTGCAGGCTATTTCCGGTTCCTGTTGCACTACTGGCTCAGGTTGATTCATATCCGGGCTGGTTTTTTCCGTTTCTGGCTGGTTCTGGTACACACAATCGCGAGTCTGGATCCCCTTTACCCATTTCGGATCGTTCGGGTCGCTAATTCCGTCAACAAATTCACCACGTGATGCAGCAAGCAATTTATCGGCATCGACAGGATTTTTTGATGGAATGTTTTTCCGGGCTTCATGGAGTTCTGCCCGCAGTTCCTGATATTTCGCATCAACAGAATTTACCTGTGACTGAGCATCCAGCGGCTGCGTGTCCTGATGATGTTCAGTTGCGTCCGGTTCCATTGTTTCAGCCTCTCCCTGTTCAACTGCCGTTGTTCCAGATGGTTGCGGTTTTTCTTCATCATCCTGTTTTCCTTCTTCTGTTACTCGCTGCGGCATCGGGGCAGAGGAGCGACCGCAGGCAATATCCACGATTTCCGGATCAGGGTTGGCATGATCGGTTTCAGTCAGTACTTTGTTCAGATATTCAGTGACGTGCGCGGGGATGACCTCGATCCCAATTGGTGCTTCTTTTACGGACGCAACCACGATGGCGCGGGAATAATCCAGCCCGCCAGGCATGGTGATGAATTTGTCGCGGAAAACAGAAAAGGGCGGTTTATTTTCAGCGATAATTTCCTCAATGCGTTTAGCGTGTGCCGGATGAAGGTTATAGATGTCCAGATCCATTGAACGGGCCAGTACGCCAGTGGCTACGTCGCGCGCCAGTGACGTCAGATCGTGTACGAAACCTTCGCCGCGATCGGTGAGGTTTCCGCCGCCAGCATTAGCACCGGAAGCCGTGCGAGTGATGTGTGAAACACGATTACCCTTCATCCACTCTTTTGTCAGCAGTCCTCGATCGGTGTAGTCAGCGTTCAGGTATGCTTCGAAAAAAGCAGTTATCAGTCCCAGGTTTGAATTACCAGGATTAGGGAAAACTTTGTCAGTGTCACGAACCAGTTTGTGGAGTTCGCGAATTTCCAGCGGGTCGAGCAGGCTGGTTTTGTGGGAAACAGCCAGGGCAGTAACAGCCGGTAGTTCTTCAGCCCGAGCAATGTGTAATGCCTGGAGTCCGTCGCGTGAAACGTGCGTTACCGGTTTTTCGCTGCCGTGTTGAGCAAGCCAACGAATGGGCAGTTCCTGGCCAGAAATTGGGAGTAGCATATTCTCCTCAATCTCAGTCATGTCTTCGCCGTTGACGTTGGTATTGCCTTGATAGTGAGCGTTGTCTGGTGCTGCTCCCGGTTTTAGTTCCCATGTCATGGAGTCTTTGCTGAGTTGATAGCGTTCACTCCAGGTAAAATCGATCTCACCTTCAGCGGGCAGGTCATTAACGACAGGAAAATTCGTGGCAACAGCTTTAAAATAGCTGCTCAGTTTTTTACCTGACTTAACGATCAGGTAGTCCAGAGTGGCACAGGTCGATTCAAAATCGTTGCTTGCCCACAGGACGACGTCAGGTTCACCGGATGATTTTTTCGCTTTCCGTAACAGGAAGAGTGGTTTTGTGCTCATTGTTTTTTAACCTCAACTCAGATTAAAATTCGTTTTGTTCAGTGAATGATCTTGCCGGATACACACTGTTCATAGCCTGCGCCATACGCAGGCTATTTCTTTCAGATTTCACCTTTTAATTTCATTGCAATTAGAGTTGCCAGAAATTCGGCTTTTTTTTCTGTGGGCAGATTCTTTCCGATATGCACCAGGCACATTTTTTTGACACCTTCATCAAGTGTTTTTACGTTGCCTGATGGACCATCGATATCAACCACAGTGAATGGGGTTTCTTTATTTTCTGTTTTAATTACGTAGCCAATGCGCTTTCCTTCCAGATTCACCTCGTGAACAATGTCATCGGTAGTTACAACAGTGGCTTCATAATTGGTAATCATGTTTTTCTCCTTAATTAAGGTTGAGCGAATACCTGCCATTTCTGGCATAAATTCAGTTTCGAATAGTCAATTAATTAAAGTTCATGTGCCATCTGGTCTTTTTCGGCACAAGCTTCACTGCAATATTTTCTCGGTTCGTCTTTTGATAAAATCCCGTGCATGAAGTGAAGCATTCTTTCAATAGCTTTGCTTTCTTCAACGTCTTTTTTGCAAAGGTGGTAAGCACATTTTATTTTCTTAGTCATCACCATGACTCCGCCTTTACAGGTAAACCATCACGACCGAGGAAGACTTTAATCATGCGGTCAGTAATGCATGTTTTTGTGGTCAGGTTACGAATATATAGTTTTCGCTTTTTAATATTGTTTGCCGAGGCAATATATGTCCGGCCTTCATGAAGAACATAATCGCCAGGAGTCACACACTGACGTGGTATTTCATCAGTTCCGAAGTGATGTGCAATCATAATTATCTCCATTTTTACAAATGAACTTTGTTGATGCGGTGCCTGGTGCCTCCAGGTGACTGCAACCAGTTAACAATTACAGTCGGCTTTCCCACCCAAACCAATAAGGACTAACATGACTTTTAACTGTGCCACGTGCGCTTAGCCGCATTCACCGCATCACAAAATTCACTTTAAAAAGGGCGGACATCAGCCGAACTTCAAGAAAAAAACTGATGCCGCCAGGACTACACACAGCAATGTCGTTATTTACAACCGGAGGCGCACTCCCACCATTTAAATTTAACAGACAAGACCGACTCTTTATGGATATCGGAAATGCGCCTTCGTGTTGTGCCCGGTTTTATTTCACCACCTCCGGGCTTCGGTGGTCTCGGCTATACCCCTACAGCGAGAGCTTGTGTTAACATTTCAATACCCTTACAGTTGAGAGTTATTGATATGTTGGATGTATTTACTCCATTGTTGAAACTTTTTGCTAACGAGCCACTCGAAAGACTTATGTATACGATTATCATTTTTGGTCTCACTCTCTGGCTGATACCGAAAGAGTTTACTGTCGCATTCAATGCTTATACTGAAATACCTTGGCTCTTTCAGATTATCGTTTTTGCCTTTTCTTTCGTGGTCGCCATTTCCTTCTCAAGATTGCGAGCACATATTCAAAAGCATTATTCATTACTACCAGAGCAACGAGTATTGCTTCGTTTATCTGAGAAAGAAATCGCTGTATTTAAAGATTTCCTTAAAACAGGAAATCTTATTATCACTTCTCCTTGCCGTAACCCGGTTATGAAAAAATTAGAACGGAAGGGCATCATTCAACATCAGAGTGATAGCGCAAACTGTTCTTATTATCTCGTCACCGAAAAATACTCCCATTTTATGAAGTTATTCTGGAACAGCAGGAGTAGACGTTTTAATCGTTAGCTTACTGTGTGCTTCTCCAACCATCGGCGCGCACCAGTTTCGGTTTTAAATGTTTTGCTTTTGGTATACGTCATGGCAGTGAACGTTCCATCCTGGTTGGGGAACACGCCGCACACCAGGGATTCGTTGTTGCCGAGGTCGATTTTTTGCATTTTGCGAATCTCACATCTTGTTGCTACGTATAGCGACTTCTGCCTGCCAGAGATCCCAGTCGTTGCTGCGTAAAGCCTGCACAGCCTGGTTGTAAGTGATACCGCAACAATCCATCAAATACTGAACTACTTCGTAATGCACCATCTTATCTATCCCCTTAACGCCGGGTGGCGGAACTAACTGCTGCACTGCAAAATTTGAATCCCGCCGTCATGTTCATACGCCTCGGGCTGGCTACTTAACCCCTGACCACTGCCTGGTAACTCGAAGTATTGCCCGGCGTTCTGTGGGGCGGGGTGGGTTGGTAGGTATATAATGTACTTTGTGTTCATCATTGTAAAGTACTTTAAGTACATTTTATGTATAAAAAAATGAGACGGGATAAAGTGAAGCACAAACCCGGAGGGGGACGCTACCGGATTTATGCTGGTTTAAGAGGCTTTTTGTTTTTTCTTTCGTGCTAACTCTTCGTAAATTGCATTGTACTTCTGTTTTTTCTCCTCAAGAGTTTTTAAAAGTTCATCTGTCTCACTGTCAGGGAGCTCGTCCAGAAGGTCAATGATGATTTTTTGTCTTGGATTTAACTCCTGATAGAAACGTATCTGTCCACTTTCTTCTGTATCCTCTCCCAAAAGATAGGTTGGTGTTGTTCCAATGAGTGTTGCTAATTCCCTTAATTTCTCTCGGCGAGGAATTGTTTCACCATTAAACCATTTGCTAACCGCTTTTGGTGTTAATTTCATTCGACGGGCAATTTCTGCCTGCCTTCCATGTTGTTCATAACCAGCGTTTTCACAGGCTAGCGCAAGCCTACTGGCGAACTCTTTACGCGCTTTATCTTCATGAACCATAAGTTCAATGATATTCGCTCTTGAATGTACTGTCAGTTCTGTTATAGCATGTACTCAAAGTTCACATTGTGAGGGTGATATGAACCAGAAAACACTTGAAGATGTAATCAAAACTGTTCGCGTTTCTGTTGTGGCCGACGTTTGTGGTGTCAGCCAAAGAGCAATCTACAAATGGATGGATAACGGTAAATTGCCTCGCACAGAATATACCGGCGAAACAAATTACGCTGAAAAAATCGCTCATGCATCAAACGGATTATTTTCTGCCGATGCAATTTTAACTATTGGCAGAAATAAAACTACTACGAAAAAGCTGATGGGAGTTGATTCATGAAAATCAAGCATGAGCACATCGAATCAGTGTTGTTAGCCCTGGCAGCCGAAAAAGGGCAGGCGTGGGTCGCTAACGCAATTACTGAAGAATATCTGCGCCAGGGGGGCGGCGAATTGCCCCTGGTACCAGGCAAGGACTGGAACAATCAGCAGAATATCTATCATCGTTGGTTGAAAGGTGAAACGAATGCGCAAAGGGAAAAAATTCAGAAACTGATCCCTGCGGTTCTGGCAATTCTTCCTCGCGAGCTGCGTCACCGACTCTGCATCTTCGATACCCTGGAACGCCGTGCATTACTGGCGGCACAGGATGCACTGAGTACGGCAATTGATGCGCATGATGATGCAGTCCAGGCCGTTTACCGTAAAGCACATTTCAGCGGCGGCGGTTCTCCTAGCGATTCTGTCGTAGTGCATTGATTGAAATTAATCGTACCGAACTGTTTTGTTCGGTATCAGTTAAATGTAACGCTGCGAGCGTTACAAGGTGAAAACAAATGGCTTCAAACTGGATAAAGCTCGAAGTTATTACGCCGGATAAGCCGGAAATATTCAGGCTTGCTGAGATTCTGAATATTGATCCAGATGCCGCATTAGGGAAAGTCATTCGCTTCTGGGCATGGGCGGATCAACAAATGATAGACGGTAACGCAGAGTGTAACGCTCGCGGCGTTACAAAAAGTGCAATAGATCGCATCACTTTTATGGCTGGTTTTGCTGATGCGTTAATTCAGGTTGGATGGCTGGTCGAAACTAATGGTGTGTTGTCGCTTCCTAACTTTGAGCGCCATAACGGGAAAAGCTCTAAAAAACGGGCGGTTACAAACGAGAGAGTAACAAAAATACGAGAACTGAAACGAAAAGGTAACGCTGCCAGCGTTACAAAAACGGATCAAAAAGCGTTACCAGAGGAAGAGAAAGAGGAAGATATAAATACTTATCTCCCCCTAAATCCCCCTCGCCAAAAACGAGCGTCTAAAAAATTCGAACCGGAGGCTATCGAGCTGCCTGACTGGTTGCCGGAAACACTCTGGCATGAGTGGGTTCAGTTCAGGCAGGCATTGCGAAAACCGATTCGAACGGAGCAGGGCGCTAACGGGGCGATACGGGAGCTGGAAAAATTCCGCCAGCAGGGTTTTTCACCTGAGCAGGTGATTCGACACAGCATCGCCAATGAATACCAGGGCTTGTTCGCGCCGAAAGGTGTTCGGCCAGAGACGTTGCTCCGACAGATTAACACCGTCTCGTTTCCGGACAGTGCGATCCCGCCAGGCTTCAGGGGGTAACAGACCATGAAAAATATTGCGACAGGCGGCGTTCTGGAACGTATCCGCAGACTGGCCCCGCCACATGTAACCGCGCCATTCAGGACGGTGGCGGAGTGGCGCGAGTGGCAACTTGCAGAAGGCCAGAAACGTTGTGAGGAGATCAACCGTCAGAATCGTCAGTTGCGGGTGGAAAAAATCCTGAATCGCTCCGGCATACAGCCGTTGCACCGCAAATGCTCGTTTGCGAATTACCAGGTGCAGAACGACGGCCAGCGATACGCGTTGAGTCAGGCGAAATCTATCGCTGACGAACTGGTTACCGGATGCACAAATTTCGCGTTCAGCGGAAAACCTGGTACCGGAAAAAACCATCTGGCGGCGGCTATCGGGAATCGCCTGCTGAAAGATGGCCAGACAGTGATTGTGGTTACCGTGGCTGATGTTATGAGCGCCCTGCACGCCAGCTATGACGACGGGCAGTCAGGCGAAAAATTTTTGCGGGAACTGTGCGAAGTTGATCTGCTGGTTCTTGATGAAATTGGTATTCAGCGCGAGACGAAAAACGAGCAGGTGGTACTGCACCAGATTGTTGATCGCCGGACAGCGTCAATGCGCAGCGTGGGGATGCTGACAAACCTGAACTATGAGGCCATGAAAACATTGCTCGGCGAGCGGATTATGGATCGCATGACCATGAACGGCGGGCGCTGGGTGAATTTTAACTGGGAGAGCTGGCGCCCGAATGTTGGTCAGCCAGGTATTGAGAAGTAATTTTTACCGGGAGGAAATTTTAATGGAGACCGTTTTTGACGCACTGAAAGCGATGGGAAAAGCCACGTCGGTAGAACTGGCTACGCGACTTGATATCAGTCGAGAAGAAGTGCTGAACGAGCTGTGGGAACTGAAAAAGGCTGGCTTCGTTGATAAAAGCGTATACACCTGGCGCGTGGCTGATAACAACGTTCAGCAGGAACAGCCAGCGCCGGCAGAGCAAGAAACCACCATGGCAACAGTAGCGAAAATCTCAGAGTGCGATTTAACCGCGACGATTGAACAACGTGGCCCACAAACGGCGGATGAGTTGGCTACATTGTTCGGTACCACATCACGCAAAGTAGCTTCAACGCTGGCAATGGCTATCAGCAAAGGACGCCTGATTCGCGTAAACCAGAACGGTAAATTTCGTTACTGCATACCGGGCGATAATTTACCAGCAGAGCCGAAAGCAGCATCGGTAGCGGAAACTGATGGTAAGGCCTTTCCTCAGCCCACAGGTGTTGCGTTACCAGTACAGGAGGATGCAACACAGGAAGATATTAAAACAGAAACTGTGGCGGACATTGTGCAGTCGCTGCCATCGTTTACTGCAACGCGAGAAGATGATTTGATTTTGCCATCGCTGCATATGGCAAATCGCGAACTGCGTAGGGCGAAGAATCATGTCCAGAAGTGGGAGCGAGTCTGCGCCGCGCTGCGGGAGCTGAACAAGCACCGGGATATGGTTGCCGGGATTTGTCGGAAGTCCGGGCAATGAGCGGATGGTGCAGGCCTGAAATCATGATACTAACAATGAAGGTAAAATGCATCGGCAGTCTGATTGGTCGTAGTGAGGCGGCGGTCAGGATGAAAGCCCAGGTTAAGGGAATAAGCCTGATTCTGCGGGGTGATTTTCACCAGTCAACAAAATATCCGTAGCGCGATAACGGTCAAAAATTATGGCGCTGACACTTTTGTGCCACTGGAGATGACTGTACCTAAGTTCAGGGGAGAAGAACACGTCCGGTGGGATGGTCGGGCCAGATTTAAAGGGCAGGTCATGGCTCCAGCCTGTACGCTGGCAATGGAGGCTGCCTGGCGGGAAATTGATATGGGAACCACGCCACTCAGGGATTTACTGCCGGTCCAGAGAATAAATTCCTGTTACGGTTACACCACTGTGATCTTGCAAGTGCAGGAAAGTAGGTCTACACGGTAACGCGAGTGCGTGTAACTTTTGATGTCATTCCCGTAGAAACACCGGACAAATTTTCGCTGACAGGTCATGCAGAAGGTATAAATCTGCAGATTATGGACAATTACGGATATCCGGCAAGAGCCGGAAAAAGCATGCCGCCTCTAATTCTCAGTGGAAGATGGACTTGATTATACTCATTGCATTGTCAGAAATAGTTATCCATTAAAGGCTGGCTATTCCAAACAGGATGTTGATTACAAAAATGTAATCAACATGTAAGGTTTATACTCTTCAATATGCGTATAATTTTCCTTATTTTGTTGACTTTAAATAACAAGCTATGCACGAGGTAAAGTCGGATAAGTTTATCTGGATGTAATATATATTATTTGTAGTGTTTATAACTTTATTTCATGATAACCAATAAAAGGAGTTTTTTATGAGGAACATAATGGCAGGTTTTTTAATATTCCTGTCTTCTGCTGCTTATGCTGATATCAATCTGTATGGTCCTGGTGGCCCGCATACAGCCTTGCTTGATGCAGCCAAACTTTATGCCGAAAAAACAGGTATTATAGTGAACGTTCATTACGGCCCACAGAACAAATGGAATGAAGATGCCAAAAAAAATGCAGATATCTTGTTTGGCGCATCAGAACAATCTGCTCTGGCTATCATTCGGGACCATAAAGACAGCTTCAGTGAAAAAGATATTCAGCCTCTTTATCTGCGAAAAAGTATTTTACTGGTAAAGAAAGGTAATCCTAAAAATATCCGGAGTATTGACGACCTGACCAGACCTGGGATTGGCGTAATTGTTAATGATGGTGGTGGTACCAGTAATACATCAGGCACTGGCGTCTGGGAAGATATTGCCGGACGTAAAGGGAATATAGAAACTGTCGCCGCAATCCGAAAAAATATTATTTTATATGCGCCCAATAGCGGAACTGCACGTAAGGCTCTTGAGAATCAGCCTGGAGCAGATGTCTGGATAACCTGGGCTGACTGGGCAGCCAGTAATCCAGAAATTGGTGATGTCGTGGAAATAGCGCCAGACTACGTGATATGGCGTGATATGAACATTACAGTACGTCAGGATGCAAATGATGAAACCCGTCGATTTGCAGAATGGCTACAAACCGATGAAGCGGCGCCTGCATTCAAAAAATATGGCTGGACCAGGAAAGGCACTTGACATCCTCGTCCTTCAGGACGTGGATTCTTTTTCCGGATGCCGCGCCAGCGGCATGTAGGGGCAGCTCACAAAACGGAAAAAATTGTACGCTAAGCCTCGCCAGGTGAACTGAATTCATTCCGATATGGGAATTCCCATATCGGGCGAAAACGGTTTGCTGTAACGGCAGAGTTAAGTAGGATTGCTGCGGGTGCTTGAGGCTATCTGCCTCGGGCATGAACACCAACGGCAGATAGATAAAAGCCCCACCCGACTATAAATCGAAGTGAGGCCCCTATATGCTCGTCACATATAGATTGCCTCTTACGGACCGAAAGGTCAAGGAGAAGCAGGCTATGAAGCAGCAAAAGGCGATGTTAATCGCCCTGATCGTCATCTGTTTAATCGTCATAGTGACGGCACTGGTAACGAGGAAAGACCTCTGCGAGGTACGAATCCGAACCGGCCAGACGGAGGTCGCTGTCTTCACAGCTTACGAACCTGAGGAGTAAGAGACCAGGCGGGGGAGAAATCCCTCGCCACCTCTGATGTGTCAGGCATCCTCAACGCACCCGCACTTAACCCGCTTCGGCGGGTTTTTGTTTTTATTTTCAACGCGTTTGAAGTTCCGGACGGCGCCGGAATAGAATCAAAAATACTTAAGTAGCGCGCAGGGAGAAGAGGGATGGACCCCGAACAGGGGAGTGCTATTTATCTGGAAGGATTCTGTTGATGAGAATCGAAGAATTACGTGAAATTTTTAGTGAAGATGGCCTCTATACTGTGCGCGTTGAGAAGGGCGCTATTGTCAGCCACTGCCGTATTAAATGTTTACAGTCTCAACAAAGGAAGAGTGGAGCTGCGTTAATTCATTTTGTGGATGGGCTTGTGACGGATGGTTTTATTTTGCGTGCAAATGAATTTGTCACATCGTTGCCGTCTCTGAAAGAAGCTGGGATTAAGGCTGGTTTTTCTGCTTTTGAAGATTAGTGAATTCATCTACAATTCAGCGCAGGGCTGAACCCCTGTTGAGTAACACTGTGCCACCGGAGAAAGCCGATGGCGCAAAATTCCAGACTACACAATTCTGATAATTCAGCCGTCTTTGCCAGCAGGCACGGGCGGCGTTCTCATGCATTCAAATCTGACTGGTTCCGGCACGCCCCATGCACTGAAGAACAGGCCGAATGGCTGATTCAGAACTACCGCAGACGTGGGTATGAGTTTAGGAAAGCCCTCAGCCTCGATTATCGTCACTGGATAATCTACGTCAGGCTGCCGTACTCCGAGCGCCCACCGCGTCCGTCCCGCACATTCCAGCAACGCATCTGGAGGTAA